CCCAGCAGCTTTCGTCCTTGAACGGGTCGTCACCCTTGTCGAGGCTGCAGACGAAGGCGAAAAACGCGTCGTTTTCGACCTCAGCCTTGCACACCCGAACACCCAGTTCGTGGTGATCCCAGCACACGCTGTTCTTGTCCGAGCCGCTGTTGGTGATCATGACGATCAAGGCCTGACGCCGACTCTTGGTCCCGGCGCGAACCATGTTCACGACGTTGGCATTGCGGTGTTCGTGAATCTCGTCGAGTAACGCGATGTGGGGACGTGGACCAGACTGGCCCTCGTCGGCACTGATCGGTTTGAAGAACGAATTGGTGTTGCCGTAGAACAGGTTCCAGATCTTTTCGTCGCGGCCCGACATGACGATTCGGTCATCCAGCGACGGCGACTGTTTCACCATGGCCACCGCATCGCGAAACAGGATCATCGCTTGATCGCGTTTGGTTGCAGCGGCGTAAATCTCGGCGCGGGCCTCGTTATCGGCGACCAGCCCGAACAAGCCAATGCCCGCAGCCAGTGGGCTTTTGCCTGAGCCTTTAGCGGTTTCAATGAACGCTGTGCGAAAGCGCCGGTAACCGTCGTCGCGCTTCCAGCCAAACAGGCTGCCAACGATGAATGCCTGCCAGGGCGCCAACAGGAACGGCAGCCCTTCGTACTCGCCGCCGTTGAGGCACAGCACCTCTTCGAAAAAGCCGATGGCGAACTGGGCGGCGGCGAGATCCCAGACCAGGCCGCGCTGCTTGCCGTTTTTAAGGTCGCGCATATGCCGGCGGGCGGCGTTGCGAACGTCGGGGCCAGCGACGATCTGTTTCTTGATCACCGCGCGGGCGAAGTCAGTCGCCCGGTCCAGGTCAGCTGAAATACTTAGCGGCGGCGTCTCTTTGCTCATTCGGGAACAGCTCACCTTGTGGCGCAGGCGTGACCTTCAGGTTGCGCCGGCTCAGGGGCGAGAAACCGAACTGCGCGCCAGCAGCGGTCGCGCGCTTTTCCGCATCATTGGCTAATTGGCGCAGGACCGAAATCTGTTTTGCGCCGGTGGCGAAAGTCTGGACGTCGCCCTTGTAGAGGCCGTCCTGCTCAGCGTTGGCCTCGGTGATGCGACGTCGGAAGCGCAGCCAGTCGGCCGTCGCCTCGCAGTAAGTTGCTAGCGCCATCATGTCGAGTTTGGTGATCAGCCCGAGCAGGATCAGGTCGGGAATCAGGCGTTGCCATTCGGCGACCGCTTCGGCTGTGAGGCAATCCGGCATCGGCGGTGCTTCCACCGGTACCGCAGGGTTTTTCAGCTCGTTCAGCAGGTCGCTGATGTTCTTCTTGCTGCGATTGCCGTTGAGCAAATGGATGTTGGCAGGCATGCCAGGGCGACCGGAATTTGCATTGCCGGACATGAATCCTCCTTGAATTTCGAATGGCGCGTACCCCTTACCTCGATACCCCCACCCCTCATATTTCCCGCATTTTGCGAACGGAGGGGCACGATCGGTCTAGAAGATTTTCGCCAAAAACTTTGGATACCCCCCTAGGGGGCGAAAACGCCCGCCAGCCCGGCGGTTGCCTCAGCGGTTCCAGTGATGCCGAGGATCCACCGGTCTGCCCGCCAGATCGCAACCCGCCTCGCGCCCCGACTTCTCCAGGCGCTGCTTGTACGAGTTGTGGCAAGGCCCACACAGCGACTGCCAGTTGGTGCGATCCCAGAACAGATCCCTGTCACCACGATGCGGGATGATGTGATCGACGATGCAGGCCGCCTGAATGATCCCGCTCTGATCGCAGTGCACGCAGAGCGGATGCTTGCGTAACCAGCCCTCGCGGGCTTGTTGCCAGCGGTAGGTGTAGGGGCTGGGTGTCTTGGGGTTACTCACGGCGCGCTTCGCTGCCGCCCGGATCAGCCTTGCAAACACCCAACCGCTTCGCCGCCCAGCGCTCGTACAACCCGATGGCGACATCGGCACCCGCCATAGCCGTCAAGCAACCCAACCCGCCAGCCGTCCAGATCGACGCGCCGGCCGCAATCAACAGGATCATGGTGCTCAGCCCGCAGACGACGCAGGCACCTGATCTCAGCACCAGCCGCCGCAGCAAAGCCCAGCCGCGCATGCCGTCCTTGTCGGCCCGCCACATCTCGCCCGAGACTCCGCCGACCAGCGACAGGACGATCACCAGCCAGATCGGCATGTCTGCCAGTGCTTGTTGTTCGTTTGTCATTTCAAATCCTGAATGTCGGCCCCGCCTTCTCGCGGGCACATGAGTCGAATACCATCGGTTCCTTTTGCGTAAGGAGACGACGATGATCAGTTTGGCTGAGGGGTTTCAGATTGCAGCGGCAGTGGGTACGCTCGTGTACGGGTACATCAAGCTGTCGCATATGGAGCGTGCAGAGCTGAAAAAGAAAGTTTCTCGATGGGGTAGTTACACAGGTGCTGCGGTTGTCGGCGTTGCTTCAATCATTGAAGTTTATAAGTTCGGCACCAGCGACGCGCCGATCACCCGTCGCGATGTCCTTTGGCTCCTGCTCAATATTTGGAATGGCGTTGCATACATCGGTTGCGGCGTTGCTCTAGCCATGGTCTGGCACAAGCTGGACCGCAAGCAGAAGGCTGAGCAAACCGAGCAACTGCCCATCGACAAGTCATAAAAAAACCGGCCCATTGGGCCGGTCCTTTGCGCCGCTTTCTGCGGTCGCACCTATCGAAGATGACTACTTTTTACAGGTGGATTCCGACGCCAGCAAGACTGTTTTAACGCCATGGGCGAATAAGTGGGTTAGGCCATATGAACGCCAAGCCAAGACCGACGAATACACCTGTTCGGCATTCCGCGCCTCTGGCGCGTCCCTCTTTGCCTCACCTCTTTTTTTGAAGTGGGACGCCTGAGAGGCGCTAAACACGGGGCTCAGACCTACTGTCCTACTATTTAATAACTTCTCCGTGTAAAGGAAGTAATTAATACACGCTGGCGCGCTGCGCGCGTACAGGCGTGTGTGTGTCACACGTGCGGGGATTTTGCGAGAAACGGTAGGACGGCGGGACAGCCCGCGCCATACGTGGCTTGCATCTGACCCGCCGCAAGAATAAGGGTGGGGCAGGCGGGACGGCGAGTGACGAGAGATCATCAGGCCGCCCGCCTTTGCAGCATCGTTTCGATACATGCATGCGCCTCATGCAATCGCTGGTAATAGGTGTCGCGACTCACGCCACACCGCCTGTATTTCTGTGAGAGCAGACTGTCTCGGTTGCAGTAGTGCTCACGCACAACCATATACAACTCGGGCGCAAGATGTTTGTTCACGATCAGCTCGATATCGACAGATTCATCCAGCAACACTCGGCTTCCTCTTGTTCCTCGGATTAGCTCGCCTTTACAGGCTATGAGCATCGCAATCATGTTGCAACCTCCTGGACGGGCAGCCTTGTCGGTGTGCAGATCTTCGGCCCACAACTTCAGCATTTCATCTATGCGCTTAATCATCGAAACACGGCTCCTCAAACTTCTCTTGAGCCAGCGGAGCAGCTCGCCCCCAGCCTTCAGGCTTTCTGTAAGCCCACGGCCGTTTGCCACTTTTTTTCAAGGCCGGTAAGCGTATGCGCTGCCATCCGAACCTATGCATGATGGCTCCAACCCGCATCTGCTCCGGCTTGCCCCAATGCCCAAAATCGAGGTTCAGCGCCGTCTTCATGACCTCGGCACCCGTTGTGGTTTCGCCTATCTGTGATTCTTCCAACCAAGCCAAAATAGGCCCTTCCCACTCATCCACCACAAACCGCTCTTCCTGGGCCGCGGTAAACAACGGCGCCTCATCACGATTCACCCACCAGCGATCCCCGGCATCGAAGCAAAACACAGCCTCGGCCAGCAATTGATCGCGGATCTCCCGCAACCTGTCCAGATCGATAGAAGTACAAGCCACTGGCCAATAACGGCGGTTGCCCGTGGCGTCTTTCAGGTATTCATCCTGATTGGTCGTACCCACGAAAACACACTGGCGTGGCACGTCGCAGGTTCTGCGGCCATAGCTTTCGCGGTAGGTATCCACCGATGCGGAGAAGAACTGCTTGGCCTTGGTGGTATCGGCCTTGTTGAAGCTGTCCAGCTCGCCAAGCTCAATGATCCACTTGCCCCGGATCGCCTGAAACGCATCCTTGTCGCCAAGGGTGAACGGCGTATCCATGAACCATTTCCCGCCGATGATGCTGAGCGCCGTGGACTTGCCCGCGCCCTGCCCGCCTTCAAGAATCATCACCGCGTCGGCCTTGCAGCCTGGCTCCATGGCGCGGGCGACTGCCGATATCAGCCAGCGCTTACCGACCTTGGACGAATACTCAGTCTGCGCGACGCCCAGCGTTTCCGTGAGCCAGCTTTCGAGGCGTGGAGTGCAATCCCATTCAAGGCGCCTTAGATATTCCTGGACTGGATGAAAGCGATGATCGTGAGCCACCACGCTGACCGCTTCCAATACGGAGGAGGCTTTGACGCGGAAATTGTAGAACTGGGCCAGCCACTTCATCACCCGCACATCATCAATGTCCGCCCATTCGCCGGTGTCGCCGCCATAAGGCGCGGCCCTGAGCTTGACGATCTTCGAGCTGAAGGCGCAGAAGTTGATCACACCGCACCAGCGCTCATCGTTGCCGAGGATCAGCTCAATGTTTTGCATGTGTGGGATCAGGCTGCCGCTTTCCGTGCGGGCCAACTGATCCTTCCAGCCTCCCGCCGCCGGGGGTTTGATGACGGCCATGACTTGTCTGCGCACCGCCTCAAGCCCCTCAGCGCAATGCAGGTCGTTGAAGTCGGTCCACTTGTCTTCCCTTGGGCCTGAGAAGATCGGTTTGACCACCTGCCCGCCGACGATCAATGCCGCGTTATTGGCCTTCTCTTCACCAGGATTCCAAGGCTCGCCATTGGGTCGCTGGGTCTTCCAGTCATCATCAGAGCAGAAAATCAGCGGCCTCCCAGGGAAGCGAAGACGCAACGCTTTCGCGACCGCCAGCAAATTGCCCGCGTCAAAGGCGATGGCCACCGTCTGTGAGGTGCCCATGTACAGACTCGCGCCTGTACCGTAGCCCTCACAAAGCAAAATCGGTTCGCCGGGGTCAGGATCGGGACCAATCAAATGAAACGCGCCCTCCTTCGACATGCCGTAAGGCCAATACATCTTGTCGCGGCCAGTACTGTCCTGCTTCGCCGGGAAGATCACCTGCAGGCCAACAATCTGGTCCTGCGCATTGGTCATCGGCACCAGTAGCGCACCTGAGCGAGGTGCGTAACGCACTCGAAAACCAATGATCTGCTTGCGCTCCAGGTACTCGCTGTGACCCTTATCCGGCATTCGTTGAAATAACCCCGCCGCCCGCGCAGCTGCTCGTCGCGCCCGATGCGCTGCCACTTCGACAGCCCGCCGCTTGGCTTCCTCCTGCCGAGCGCGCATCACTTCACGCTCTTCGGCCGTCATCCGGCCTGGCTTGACCTTGATCTTCTGTGACTCGCCCGAACGCCAGTCACCGAAGCTGCCGAATATAAGCGTCTCGTCTTTCTGGGTGCGGTACTCATGCACCACATACCAGCCGTTTTTCTCCTTCCCGTTGTCCTGGCGGGTTCGACAGCGGGTCAGCTTGCCAAAAATCAAAGGCTGCGCCGGCTCAAGCCCATAGTCCGCAAATTGATCCAGAACGTCATCCAGCATGACCGACTCCTTCCAGCTCCAGTCTTGTTTGGCAGTGCGCGCAACGCTGGCAACCCAACATAGCGAAGCGGCGCTGCCACGGGATCAGCCCATGGCAGGCGACGCAGAACATCGTGTGCGCGGTAGCTTCGGATGGCTTGCGCGCGGCAAGGCCCAGCTCCATGTATTTCAGCGTGAGGTCGTTGGCAAAATCAGCGAGATCAGCCATGCAGCACCTCCTTGCCGAATACACGATGCAGTCCGTGGAGGGAGAGAATTCTGGTTATGTGGAAGGTATTAAACCGGCCTGAAACATAAGCCTTTTGGCTAGGACGATTGTCATTACCTGAGCAGAGCCGCAGAAAATGTTTTCTGCATTTGTCAAAGCCAAAGCCCCGTCCGGCAAGGGGTCGGTGCCATTCCACTCGTCGATCAGCACAACTTTTTTGAAGAATTCCATCATCAGCTCGGCATGCGTCGATTTGCCAGAACCCGATGGACCCATGATTATCAGCGTTCGCATTTGTTGTTACCTCTTGTGAGAAAAGGGAGAAAAGGGAGAAAAGGGAGAAAAAAACATGTTCCAGGGAGAAATGCGGTTCACTCATTTCCCGTACTGCCTTGAGCGACTGGATGACGGTCGATACGTGGTGCTGAACCGTAGGCATAAGCCCCTCGGCTTTCTGAGCGCCGAACGTGTGACCTACGAGGACTACCCCGTTGCGGTGAAACTCAAAGGCTTGACCGAAAAATTGGCGATGCAGCTCGACATCAAGGGCAGACCGCACCTCGACAAGATCCGGCTTTACGATGACGGCACCATTCCGACGACCAGCCAGGCCAACATGGACGCTTACTTGAAACGATTGGGCTTGCTGATGAAGCTCAAGACCTACGCCGAAGCGGTGTAATTGCAGCGCGGGGGTTGGCTTATCCATGCACAGCCCCCCGCGTCGTGTGGTTCACGTAGCGCGCGCGGTTGTACATCCCGAGCAATGCCTGAATCCCGCGAAACACTTGCAGGCGAATTTCGGCCAGCTCGTTTTCGCTGACTTTGCCGTCGCCGATGTGCCGAGCCCAGGTGTCAGACAAATCCGCGACATGGTGGAAGAACGTCGCGATTCCGGTGGTCAGCGTCTGCGGCATCTCATCGGTGTAGGCCTCGGCAAGCTCCTGCCAGATGGTGTCGCCCACCAGTGCATGAACGGCGTCCAGAATCCGTCGATCCTTGGTCAACTCAAGGATCTCGCCGAACTCCTGGATGTTCACGATGTGGCTTGGGTGCGTGGGTGAAAGCTTGTGTTGCAGCGTGTTGGTGTTACGGCCGGTGGTGACGGCGATTGCAGCGGCGCCGCCGGGGTAGTCCCGAGCGGCGTGGTACAGCGCGAGATCGAGCGGCAGAATTTCCCGCTTGGCTCGATCAACGCAGTTCAGAGCAATACGGCTCATGGCGTTAATCCTTGCAAGATGCCAGTGCCGCGCGGGACGCAATGGTGGTAAATTTGCCCGCGTGGCTGAGAGGCCCAAAACGCCGGTCAGGTCCGCAAGACCGAAACCGGCACCGTGCCGAGGCGAACAATCCATTGCTCACCTCTGGCGCAACAGCTGCCCTATCTGTGGTGGAGACGGCAGCAACACAGGGTCATTCGTGACCCTGACAACGCGGTGAAAAAGCGGGGTTTAGCATGTGGTGTGCCCTCCTCTTTTTTTGCCGCGTCCCGACAGCATTGTGGTGATGCTGTCGGGGGGAACTGGGCGGCCTTTGGGTCGCCTTTTTTCTGCTATAAAACGGTCTTGTGTTGCGCACAGGATTGTCTTAACCAAGACGCTTCAAACGGGTGACCGTTAAGCTTCGCAGCACGTGCTAGCCGGTCTGCATAGTTGGTTTCTCCTGTGTAGTCAGTTCGGGGCAAGCAGGAAGCTAAACGCCATTTGTTAAGGGCTTGATTTGTACGGCCGCAGGCTTTCGCTGCCGCCCCGAGCCCACCAGCAGCTTCGAAAGCAAACGCAACTGGATTTTGAAACTCTGCAGTGTCCAACGTAAGCTCCCCTCAATATCAACTGAAGGTTGATAATAAACGTCAACTGACTATTGCGCAACCCTTGTGGCACTCTCAACTCATGGTTGATAAAAATGAATTACGCGCGGGTTTTAGCTCGCGGCTGCATGTCGCCCTTAATGACGCCGGAATCCGCACCCGGGGCCGAGGTGTGGACATTCATCGCCAATTGAAAAGCATGGGAATCTACAAAACTACCCAGGCAATCAGTAAATGGCTGAACGGTGAATCCATGGCAGAGGCGGATAGCATGACGGCGCTTTCCTCATGGTTAGCGGTGCGCCGTGAGTGGTTAGAATACGGAGTCTTACCTAAACAAAATACCCGTAATAGCGAACCAGATACCGCTATTGGTTCGAACATTGAAATTAAACCAATCATTGGCAAAGTCCCGCTGCTGACTTGGGAACAGGCTCGAGCTTGGTGTCGCGATAATGCCGACGCTGGTTTGACAGGCTCAGAGACGTGGCTATCTTGCCCAGTTAGCATAAGTAAACGAGGATACGCGCTCGAGGTGGTTGGTGACTCGATGACCAACCCTGGACAAGGACGTAGCTATCCACCTGGGTGCATCATATTCGTAGATCCTGCATCGCGATTCAACACTGGTGACAGAGTGATTGCCCGCGTCCCTCGTACGAATGATGTCACCTTCAAAATTTTAGTAGAAGATGCTGGGCGGCAATTTTTAAGACCAATCAACCCGCAATATCCAATCTTAGATATAACGGGAGAAATGCATATATGCGGCACAGTTATTGGGGCTTTTATACCTGAATAACTACATATTCTGACTCGGTCGACTTTCAACTAAGTGAAGTCGATATTTTAATGCGTGATGTGTCCGGAAGTCCTTTTCAATATTCATCTTAAGGTTTGGTGTACTGCTTATGTACTCCCAACGCCCCTGCTTCTTCTGGCCGATTATCGAATTCTCGAACAAAAATGCCAAATACTCCCGTTTCTTTCCTTCCGAAATATCATCAAACTCCGTATCACACTTGGCGGAATAATCTTGATAACTAAAGGTTTCAACTTGGATAGTTTGAAGGACAGTGAGTAGATTCTCAATCTCCGGAAACTGATTTGACCACTCATCTACTAGCTCATTGTAAACACTAACCGACGCTTCTCGGTCAGCCTCATACAGCTCCTCAGATGTATAAAGACCAGTTGTATTAGGCATGTGACATTCGCGAATTTTATTGAAATACACAATAACATCTCGAGGGCGAAAAAAAGACCTTCTCGTCACATAATTGAACGGAGGAGTACCTTGGCGAGCAAATTTTATTGCAAAAAGGTTCCCGGTTTTTATCGCCTGATCCAATGGGAAGTCTTTCGGAGCATATTTCTTAACTCGCTCAAAATACATATCATCTAAGCTAGCAGAGTCCCATGATATAATAATTGCGCTATCTTGGAGCAACTTATTTTTATCATTAAACTTCAAAGATTGATAAATATCAGTCCTCAAAAACGGCACAACTTTAAGGTTTTTTGCAAGCCCCGTGTCCACAGCGATATTTCGACAAACGTTTACTAAATTTATCAGCACCTTACTATATTCTTCGATTTCACCTTCAAGCCAGTTTTCATCAAGCTGATCGAGTGCGATTAGGATTTTGTGATCACCACAATTATCTTTGAAAATACGCTCAAAGAAACCTAGTAATGTGAACGAATTACTTCTAAGCCTTGATTGAAGCTTCTTGTCCTCCGCAATATCCTCAAATGACACCTCACCAGAGTCAAAAGAAAAATCATCTATATCAAGCCCTGGGCCACTAACCTTCGCAAGTCGGCCTATTTTAGAAAATATCACTTCGGTAAGGGATGGATTAGGATTGCCATAAACTTTTTCGATATATGCTTTTGCCCACTTTAATTCTTTACTAAGCTTCTCATTAGCCGATAATTTTATTTCAACCAATCGCGAAACAGCTTTAACGAAAAATAGGTAGCGCCAGCTTTTCTGATAAGCCGAAAGCTCGCCGGCTAATGATTCTTTGTAGAGTTGATGGGCCGGCCATGGATAGTCACTAAAATTGATGCAAATCGTATGATATCCGTTAAGATTTTGCGTGCTCGAACGTTTCAAGTACTCATAGATGGCAGTCTTACCCATCCCTTTTCGGCCGAGGACAAGCCAAGATCTGCTTACAACGATCTGCTGAACTTCTGGTAGCTTGAAGAAATAGCTTTGCAAATCCGTATCAGTTTCGGCTGAAACCTGAAACTCAGGAAACCAGTCTTTAATGTCCATTTAACCACCCCAGCCTCATTGAAAATTAACGAATAACAATATCTCGACTGATATGGAAATCCGGTGGTTGAGAAATTGTCATTTATATGCCCAAAAAGCAAGGCGCCCTTAGGATCGCAACCAAGGGTTGACTTAAATCAACCGTTGGTTGATATTTATCTTACTCTCCACCACAGAGCGAGGCCACACCCATGCACACCACAGCAATCCTGCACGTCCACCCGACCTGCCTTTACAACCGTCACCTGATCGAGCAGCTGCAGCTCACCACCGGCTGCTCGATCATCCTTCGCGACGGTAAACCGCTACTCGTCCCTCAACGTCATCGCCCTGCCCCATCCGACAGGAGTCACGGAGGGCGGGCCGCATGAGCAGATTACTCGTCGAAGAAAATTCCCTGCCGTTGTTCAAGGCCCAGGCCAATCTCAACGGCACGTTCAACCACAAATTGTTCTCCCTGCACGCGATAGAAAAAGTCCCGTATCAGCTGACCGTCGAGCGCGGCGAAAGCGCGACGACCTTTATCGTCGAGATGAAAGGTCAACGGCATAGCATGACGTTGCGCAGGATTCCCAAGCGAATCGACTTGCGCCTGGCTGACTTCGTGGAAGGCATCGCCAACGGCCAAATCGACACCGGCGACGGTTCTGCTCCGCGCCTTGCGGCAGAAGGCGCAGCGTTTACGGACCCAATGAATATCGATCATTTGGTGCAGCTTCGCGGGCTGATCATCGGGGGCGGTTTCCTGAGCCTCGACCTCGGGCTTGGGCAACCGGTGAACGTCGCGATGCATCGCACCCGCTCACAGCACGGCGTCACGGCGATCCTGGGAATCGGCGACACGCGTCCGCAGACTCAATGCTTCACGGCATATGGACTGGACGACTATGTGCTCGATCTGACCCTGCAATCCCTTGAGCATCTGGTCCGATCTGCATCGCCTGCAGATCGCACGGCGTGAGGAGGCTGCCATGGATCGCACCCTTTCCCAAGCGGCCCACTACCTGGGGCTGGGTCAAAAGCAGCTGATCAAGCAGATGCGCGACAAGCACCTGCTGAACGAACGCAACCTGCCAGCCTACCCGACCCGGGATCGCGCTTATCTGTGCGTGAAGGAAGGCCGCTGGTTTCATCCCGATCTGGGCCTGCAATACAGCCAGTCGACCCGCGTCAAGCAAGCCGGCATCCCTTGGCTTGGCGAGCAGCTCGGCATCGACCTTCCGCCACCACCGGAGGATCGTCGTTATGTGGCCTAGGGAGTTCGCACGCCAGATCATCGCCATGGGCACCCGCGAGCAGCGCAATGCCGCACTGCTGGAGGTTCCGGAACATCTGCGGGATCTGGTTAAGCGCCATTGCCTGAACAGCTGGGGCCACCCGGCACGAAAACCACGCAAGGAGGCCCGCGCACATGGCTAACAAGAGCCAGGCACCGTTGCGCCTGCTGCCCGCGCCGGAACAGCAAACCATCGACATGTTGTATCGCATCTTCGGCGATGTGTTGATCCCGCTTGAAACCCTGCGCCTGCAGTATTTCCGCAACCTCAACGAGCATTCGTTTCTGGCCGAACTGAACACCGGCCGGATCCAGCTGCCCATCACCACCCTGGACACCAGCCGCAAGGCACCCAAGTACATCCATATTCGTCACGTCGCGGCACTCATCGATATCCGTGCGTACCGTGCCGACGAAGCCATGGCGCAGCTGCGCCCTGATCCCACCGAGCAAGACCAATAACCGCGACCGCTGCCACCACCAGCCAAGCGACCACAACAAGGAGCACACCACATGGAAATGCAACAAATCTTCGCCCTCGTCGGACTCTTCATCGCCGCCGCGTTCCTGTATTGGCTAGGCTATCGAGGCGGCCTGCAAGACGGACGAACTCAAGCCACGCACACCCTGCACGACGCGCATACCAGCGAACTCAACGAGGCAAGGAAATCCCTCGGCTGCGCGCGCTACCTCAACAACCGCCTGATCGCCCACTGCGAAGCCATCGACGCCCGCTGCTCAATGGGCGAACCCGAGCGCAAAACGCTGCTCGCCGTGGCCAGCAAGCTGAAACTGGCGGCGCAGACCTTCCAGTCGTTGCCGGCGGATAAATCACAAATCCACAGCCTGCTGGTATTGCGCGACAAGACGCTGGCCATCGCGGATCGGCTTGCGCCTGCGGATGTTGCGGAGGAGGCAGCATGAAAATCCCACAGCACTACCGAGACCTTAAAGCAGCACTCCACCGTGATGAGCCGTTAAACACGAACGCCACGGAGACCGAAGGCACGAAAGCCGTGAGCGACCAGTCCTCGCACCCTGTTGAAGTAATAACTCAGTCCCGAATGGTGGCCATCCTTCTGGGTAGAAGAAAATCGCCAGCGTCGACTGAGTTATTTTTGAATGTGGTCGCGTCTACCAGAGAGTTTTTCTACGTGCAGCTCTACAGCCACACCCGCAAACGACTGATCGGCTACGCCCGCTTCGATAAGGTGGGCGTGGAGGAAATCAGCCGACACCCTGCATCAGTGTACGAATTAGCTGAACTGCTTGGGGCAGATTATCCAACCCCTTCTCCACTAGTTTCGTTGTCAGGGACTTTATGGCCTCGCCGGGTAGTTCTCGAACAGCTTTCTGCAGGAGACCCTTCTCTGCCGCAGGGAGATTGGACTCTGCGACCCGGAGCTCGATTAGTTGGCGGAGAGATTCGCTATGGAATTTGATAGTGACCGTATTGAGCATTGCCGTAATGCCGCCGTCGTTCTCAATAAAATCGATACCGTGACATGTGATCCTTGCACCAGTCCCCTGTCGGTTGCCGTCGAGAAAGGTTTGGATTCCGGCGTGAACAAAGCCGTGCTCTTCGAGGTAGGTAAGGTTGTCCAGCGCAGACTCGTACTTATCTGGATCCAGCGAGTAGACCTCGTCCGACTCTGCGGGATAAACCTCAGACAGGTGTTCGAGCATCAGACGTTGCAGCGGGCGATCTATTTCCATGACGTTTTCCTTGTCGTTGTTAGGGAAATGATGTGCGGATGTCGATCCATGACTTGCACGACCACGATCATAAACCTGGATAGGAGGGCTTGTGAATGAGTTGGCTCTTTTCGCAGGCGCAGGTGGCGGAATACTCGGCGGTCACCTGCTGGGCTGGCGCACCGTCTGCGCCGTTGAGCGTGATGCCTACGCAGCACAGATTCTCGCGCAACGACAAAACGATGGCGCCCTCCCACCTTTCCCGATTTGGTCTGACGTGCGCAGTTTTGACGGCAGGCCATGGCGAGGCATTGTTGACGTGGTATCGGGCGGGTTTCCCTGCCAGGACATCTCAGCCGCCGGCAATGGTGCCGGCATCGATGGCAGCCGGTCCGGACTCTGGCGAGAAATGGCGCGAATCATCGGTGAGGTTCGATCCGCTCACGTCCTGCTGGAAAACTCACCGCTGCTTGTGGGACGAGGCCTTGCCGTGGTCCTCGGTGACCTTACCGGCATGGGGTATGACGCGCAGTGGTGTTGTGTTTCAGCGGCCGACTGCGGCGCGCCCCATAAGCGCGACCGCATCTGGCTTGTGGCTGACGCGGAATCGATCCAGCTCAATCGCATCCGCGAATCGGCAGACGTGGCCTACACCGGTCGCGAGCATGGCCAAGGGATCATCACCCAGGGCGCTAACCCGCAAATCTGGTGCGAGCCGCATCCGGGATCGCCTCGATCACGCAGTCATGGCTTCCGACCGTGGCCAGCTGAACCCGGAATGGGTCGAGTGGCTGATGGGTTGGCCCATCGGCTGGACCGACTTAAAGCCCTTGGAAACGGCCAGGTTCCACGAGTGGCAGCAACAGCATTCGATTTGCTTTGCCGTAATCAGCGATAAGAAGGCAGCGTGATGGACAAATCCCAGCAAACCCAACCTGCCGCCATTGGGCGGCAAGGGGGCCCCATGCTTGAAAAAGCCATAGGGGAAGCCGTTAGCGCACGTTGTTCGTGCTGCGGGAGCTTTCACGTACAGATTGCCGAAGAACTCTCGGGCAACAATTTATATGAGGTTCGTTGCGGCAAAGTGGTCGCCTTCACAGCCGCGAACGTTCTCGATCCTACCGGTCGCACATTTGGCAAATGTCGGCAGTGCGGCCACCAGTGGCGATTCAGAAAGAATCCACTTGCTGCTCCCGACACCAGCGCTCTAGCCATATAAGGAGTTGGCCATGGCAAAAGTCATCGCTCAAATAACGGTCCGCCTTCCCCGACTGATGGAAGCCGGCGAGTATAGAAAGCTGCGATACGCAGGCGGTAAGCCCAGCCTGCAGCAACTGAAGAAATGGATTGAAGAAGGTGAGGTCATGGGAGAGATCAAAGGCGGTATGTATTTCGTGGATCTACAGGCAGCAGTCATGGAGTCGGATGACGCCCTGCTGGCCAAGATGATGGAGATCGGGTGATGGCTCCGCCACGCGAGCGTGACTGCAAGAACCGGGCGCTGCCTGACAACCTCTATGCCAACGGCAAATACTGGGTTTATAAAAACCCCATCACGGGCAAGAGGATCAGCATAAACAAGCCCATGGTCGAGGCGATCAGGCTGGCCAGGGCGGCAAATGCAAAATTGCTGCCCTTAATGGCAAACGACGGCGCCCTGCTCGCACTGATCACCGGCGAAGTCGCGCCGACGTTCAGTCACTTGCTGGATCGGTTCGAGCAAGAATGGGTGCCCACCCGCCGATATGCTGAAACCACGCTGCGGGAAACCAGGTTCAAGTTCGCGCGCTACCGGGAGGATCTGGGTGATCGGATGATAGGCCAGCTCGATGTGTTGACCATCGCCGAATACCTGGACCGCTTCGACAACAATGCCTATACCAAGCACCGTGGCTTGATGGTGCAGATATTTGCATTCGCCGTTGCTAAAGGGCTCATTGATCGCAATTCGGCAGAGTTGACGCTGGTAAAAAAGGAAGCTGAAAAGAAGCGTCAGCGTCTTACCGTCGAGGGTTTGAACAAGATTCTTGAATACGAAGGGACGCAGCCGTGGCTGCGCAGGGCCATTCGCCTGGGCTTGGTCAGCCTGCAGAGGCGCGAGGACATCGTGAAATGGCCCAAGAGTGCCGTGGATCTGGAAAAAAACACCATCCGCATCTCGCCCGGGAAAACCAGAAACTACGACAAGCCGATCCATCTGGAGCTGGTCATGGGCAAGGCGCTGCGCGACGTCGTCGTTGAATGCATCAGGTCCCCCGTTGTTTGCCCGTATCTGCTCAGTCACATCCCCAAGGCGCGCCGAGCCAAACAGCTGGAAACCAAGCTGCACTGGAACGCAGTGACGGCCGATTTTCTGACCAAGGCCTTCAGCGATGCCCGAGACAAGTCAAAGGTGTATGAGCATCTGGAGATCGGCGAGCGTCCGACGTTTCACGAGATACGCTCGCTGGGTGCGTGGCTGTATGAACAACAGGGCTATCCGCAGCAGTACATCCAGGCCTTGATGGGCCATGCCGATGAAAAGATGACGGAGCATTATCTAGCGGGCCACGGGCCTGATGAGGTGGAATACATGAGGGTCAACGCTGATTTGAAAATCCAGTTTTGAAAAACGTTTTTCCAAAATTTTTCCAAAGTATTTCCAATCGCCCAAAGCAAAAAGGGGCTCACCTTTCGGTGAACCCCTTCTAGACCGCCCAGCAGAGAGCGGATTTGTTTGGTAGGCGCGATCAGACTCGAACTGACGACCCCCACCATGTCAAGGTGGTGCTCTAACCAACTGAGCTACGCGCCTGCTGTGGGTCGGCATTCTACGGATATCTAAATGTGTGTCAACACCTTTTTTCGCGCTAACCCTATGAATATGCGTATTTTTTACGATTTCGGGTTTTCGCCTTTAATCTGTCGCTGGCTGGTGCAGCTTTTTGATCTCCGGTAGGATCGAGCCATTCGTAAAAAATATTAAACGGAGGTTAAAGGATGGCGAACACTCCTTATCCGCAGTCCTATTACGCAGCCTCGGCCAGTCCAGCCCCTCCTCGCCCGCAATTGCAGGGCGATGTGGAAACCGACGTGTGTGTGATTGGCGCGGGTTATACCGGCCTGTCCAGCGCGCTGTTTCTCCTGGAGCACGGCTTTCGGGTGACGGTACTGGAGGCGGCCAAGGTTGGATTTGGCGCGTCGGGGCGCAATGGCGGACAGATCGTCAACAGTTACAGCCGTGATATCGATGTTATCGAGCGCACCGTCGGCCCTG